GCAGATGATGTGTTGTAAATTAAAGCTCCTCTTGCTGTCAACGTAACGTTTTGAAATGACAGATCAGCAAAGTCTGCTCTTGCAACACCTGCTGTCAAAGAAGTAGGATTGTTTACAAGTGCTCCACCACCAGATGTATAGTTCGCTGATGTAACTTCATTACCTGTTGTAAATGAAGTAGTTGCTGAGTTAAGAGTAGCTGAAGAAGTATAAAGAGCTAACTTATATTTATCACCACTAGTTTGTGAAAAGTTTGAATCACCTTCTAGTAATAATTTTTTAAAGTTGTTTGCAATTGCTTGTGTTATAGCCATAATTTATTCTCCTATTTACCTATACGAGGAACACCACTTTGATATTCATCTCGTCTTCTTCTTCCCATTTGTTCAATAGAGAAGCCTTCTACCACTTGTTTATACTTTTGTTCGTATAATTGCAAGAGGTCTTGTGGCCCTTTTAAAAAACCGTAAGCCTCGACAAGGCATGCATATAAAAGCCCGTTGGGAAAATTCTGACTTATATATGTTGTTGTATTTGTACTCGATAATCCAGGATCTTTCAAGATATAATTTAACTGAATTGTGTAAGTTTGATCTGGAGTAGGTGCCACGATAATTCTATCTTTGTCCCACCAGCTGTAATATTTAGGAGTTCCTGTCACAGCAGTAGGATTAAATTCAGACATAAAACTAGTATCTCTCCACTGTAAAAATTCTCTATTTTGATCTGTGTCAGGTAATGCAGAATCTACAATCTGAGCAGATCTAATTATCAAAGCGTCTGTTGGAGTGTCTATAAATCTTGTTGATGCTATTAAATTAGCTGATGCATAACGTCTATTATTGTCAGAATCTACATCTCTTAATATTCTAAATTCAGCATCATTGATTAAACCATTACAAATAGTGTCAGATAATACTGTTGATCCAACTTCTGTATAGTCTCTAATTTTTTGTAATAATTCTGTGTATGTCATAATTATAAATTTGTACTTGTAAAGTTATTATTAACAGGACCGGCGAGACAATTCAAGCCTCCTCCTGGTCCATATATATCTATAAAGAAAGTGCCTTCATCATTCTCTTTTAAATTATAACTATTAGCAATAGTTATTGTTGAAGGTTGCCCTGCTTGACTTTGAGTTGTTTCATTTAAAGAATCAACTAATCTTGCTCCAAATATCTTGGCCCCGGCATCATGGGAACTAGCTGTAGTATTTTTAGGTCTAACTCCTCTAAATGGAGCATTAGTTCCTCTAACTAAACCTGATAATACTTTTGTTACAGAATTATAAGCAGTGTATTCAATCACTTCATTTTCAAAAAACCCTGTTGTAGAATTTATTTTTTCAATAACTACATAACCACCATCTCTATAGAAACCAAGATTATCCTCTACAGCCAAAGAAGTATCTGTAGAAGTTATGCTAGATTTTAAGGTGGTTGATAATTCTAATGCTTGAATACTTATTTGTAAAGCAGTTGTGCTTGATGATAAATTTGATTTTATACTCATTAGCCTCACTACATCATTTACTAATATTCCACTGTTAGGTTGAGTTACAACATAAACAGCAGTCCGATCACCATCAATAAAAACATCGCTTGTAGTAATAGGATTTTCTGGTAATAAATCTGGAGTAGGTAAAGGTGCAACTTGTGGTCTTGCTTTTTCTAAACCTTGTGGGTCAGCAACAAATGGTCTTGGCTCAAGTTGTGGTTGCTTACGTTCGAACTCTGAGTAATGCACAAACGCACCATTCCATTCTGTAACCATTTCTCTCCACGGAAAAGCTAATCCGCTTCGGTCAGAAATTGCTAAAGCGTGTTTCCCTTTTGCAAACTTTGCCATTAGATCTCCGGATAATAAGTTTTAGGTGATATGTAAACACTTGAAGAAGAACCATCTTCTTGTAATGCTCTTAATAATTCATCTTCGTAAAGTAATTTCATTTCCTGTGTTCTTTGAGGCGCTTTCTTTTGAGATATGTAATAAGCTAAACCTGCACACATACAAGGTACAAATCTATTAACTACATCTGCTTCATTTGTATAAGCCCCTGCATCTTGTAATCTTTGTATGTAGTAAAAATACATAAAGTCACCAACTTGATCAGAACCTGGAGTTAAGTATAAAGTAACGGATACTCTATTTATAAATCTTTGAACCCAATATTGAGAAGGCTGACCTGTTGCTGTTTTATTTGAAAAAGCTGAATACTGTGATCTGTTTACTTTTGATAAAGGTGAATCTACGTTAGCAGAAGTCCTGTAGCTAGATTCTAAAAGATCTGAAGCCATGTTAACAAAATTATTTACTGAATCGTTTTGTGCATGAGAAGCAGCCGTTGTGCTGTCTATTCCTCTATCTGTAACCGCTGATAAAATTAAATTATTACCTGAAATAGAGCTATACTGCATTATTTCATTATTGATTTTTATTTTTCCAGAGTCAGGCATCTGGGCCACAGAAGCAACTGGAATAGTTAAAGCAGTGGCATTTATTGCAGAGGTTAAAGTAGTTGTAATTCCATCAGAAGTACCATCACTTGGTGATCTAAAAATTACATATTCGTTTTGACCATTGACTAAACTAAAAGCGTGTTCTCTAACTTGCCAAAAATGAATACCTCTATTGTCCCATTCTTGAAGCATTATGTTTAATGATCTTCTAGCAGAACGCAGGTCATTACCTGAGTAATCAAAGAAACCTAATCTTTCAAAAGCCTCAGTTATAATATCGTCGATCGAGAATGTTTTCTCGAATGTAGTTGTGCCTGAAAAAGCCAAGTTGCCTCCTACGAGTTACTTCCGCCGCTATGAAAAACAGTTATAGCTGTAATCTGTTCAGTAGTAAATCCAGAATAAACATCTGTTTTAAATAAAATTGGTACAGGGAAATTAACTGTCATATCATGAATATGAGCACCCTTATTTAATTTTACTTTTGATGTTCCACTTGCTCCACCATCTTTAAGCTCTAAAACTCCAGCTGCGTTAGGACCAGATATATGAACTCCATATACTCTAGTTCTTCCAGTCTGAACAGTTTTAGTTTCAGTAGTTACGTTAGTTGCAACTCCATCAATTGCTGATCCAAATGTTGACATAATTTAATCTCCTTAAAATTTATATGTGGGGCCGAAGCCCCACACTAATTATTTATTACGTATCACTAAATGGTGTTACGATTGAACCTGATCCAAGAATTAAAGTATTGTGTACTAAATACTCTGCAGATTGTAATGCAGTTACTTGAATAACAGAACCAGTGATACCACCAGTTGTAGTTCCATTCATTGATAAAACATCATTACTTGCTGCTGGGAAAAAAGCTTTTTTAGCTCCATCATCTACTGCAATCATTGCAGCACCAACAAACTTATCAGTTCCATCAGTAACAATTTGAACATCAGTTGCAGTTGTGTCTACGTAAAAATAGAAACTTGCACCAACGTTATTTGCATTGTTGTAATCAGTTGATCCTGCTGATGCAGAATTAGCTGTTGTAAGAATTGAAGGTAAAGTAAAGATACCATCCGCGTCTTGTGTTAATAAGATTCTTCCTGCGTGAGCATTTACAGTTAACGATGTGTTAGCTGTTAATGCTACAGTTGAACCTGGTCCAGTACCTATAAAGCCATTTTTAGAAATGACCGGTCCTGAAAACGTAGTATTTGCCATAGTATTATTCTCCTAGTTTCCGTCTACATAGTCTCTAGGCCGTCGACTGTACGCGTCTATGTAAACTAATTAAATTATACAGTGGTTTTTTTATATACTAGTTTTGAGTAGAGTGCAAGAGATCCTGCAGTGTGGAGTGGATTTTTCCAACGATGTAGCTTTTTAATTAAGTAGCTACGGAAACTTGCGGAGCAGAGTCTTCAACTTTATTACGCATGTGTTCTCTTTGCGCTTCTGCCATCTTAATATGACTTAAAACTTCTCGAACTTGTCGATCTATTTTAACCATATTGAGAGTATATCTACCCTCGTTAAGATGCTCTTGCTCCCACTGTAAGTCCAGACCCCTCTTTTGCTTGTAAAGGTCGTTTAAGTGTTGCATCATTTTTTCCATCGATAACTTCCTCATAAGTTATTCTGTTAATCTTGTTATCATAAGATATTCCAAGATTTTCCCAAACTATACTTTTTTCTCCCAACTTGTCAAGTACAGCATTTTCTAGAGAAACTTGATCATCTTCACACTCAACAGTAAATTTAGCGTGATGATAATAAGCCCAGATATTTACAAGAAATTTTGTCATTTTACCTTTCTAATTACTAATTGTGGCGAGACTATGTCCCGCCACAAAAAATTACGATTAACTTGCTCCTGAAGATCCGAAGATACCTCTGTAGTCAGATACACCGAATCTGTATCTTTCTCTAGCTTTGTATCTTACGTTTCCAGTATCAAAATCACCTTCCATTGCTGTTCTAATAGGTGTTCTTTCAAAATACTTCATTCCGTTAGGAACATCAGTAATGAAGAAGTACGCATTAGGATCAGTTAAGAAATTGTTCACTCTGTAACCTTGAGGAACCATTCCCATAGAAACGATTGCATTGATATCGTTATCAGCAGTGCCAGTTCTACCTTGAGACTTCATAAGTCTTTCAGCTTGGAATTGAAGCTCAGAAGGAACGATCATTTTCATTCCTCTAGCAGCAATTTTAAGACCTCTTTCGTCAGTCATTGCAGCGATGTCGATTAAAGACTGCTCCAATGAAGTTTCGTTAAGGTCAGCCTGTGTAGCCAAAGTGTTTGACACAGTTCCAGCGATCGTTGGGTGAGCTGTACTAAATAATTGTACACCATCTCCAGAAGTGAAACCACCTCCGAAACCATTGATCAGTGGATTTACTGATTTGATTTGTTTAGTATTCGCCATAGATCTAGCTAGCGCTTTTGTATATCTAGACGCAAGTCTGTCATACAAGTTGTCCTCAATCGCTTCTTCAGTGATTGCGAACGCAAGCGCAACAGTTTCCATAGTGTATCTAGCTGTGTAAGTCTCTTGAGCATTGTCAAAAGTTACGCCAGAACCTTCAGGTTTAACTGCAGCATTAGCAAAACCAGATAACATAACTTCTTCTTCAAACGCTCTGTCTGAAGTTTCTGTTGTGTAGATCTCAGCATGCTGATTCTCATAACGTTTATATTCCAGTCCGAATAGTGCATTCAGGCCTGGTTCTAGTTCTTTAACTAGTTGTCCTCGTGATATAGCCATGTTTTTTCTCCTATTCTAACTATTATATTCCTGCCGTAGCAGAGTTGTATATGTGTTCGTTAATCATCAC